GTATCAAATTTAAGTTTAATATTTCCAGCACCATCAGATAGTACAAGATTATTACTGGAAGTACGAATATCATAACCGCCGGCATTGCCAGAAAACGTACCAATAATTACGTTATTGCTACCTGTGGTCATTGCAAAGCCTGAATTATTGCCTAAAAATACATTATCATTTCCTGTTGTTAGACTTTGTGCTGAACCAGACCCGATTGAAACATTATCACTTCCAGAGCTTAAGTTTCCAAAAGTGCAATAACCATTAACAACTTCACTCGAGTCAGCATGTCCTCCAATCCCTATATTTCTATCTCCTGATAAACTGGGACTTGTAACTCCTGCTTGTACACGAGCAACATTTGCTCCTATAAGTACATTTTTAGACCCTGAGATTTTGTTATATCCTGCATGATAGCCTATTGTTGTATTTTCTGCCGCAGTTCCATTACTTGCATAAGATGTATTATTAAAACCTATACCACTACCTGCACCTTCTCCTACAGAAGTATTTCCATAACCTTGACCGTTTGCACCAGGACCTACATATACACAGTTATTTCGAGGAGTAGCATTTGAACCGAAAGACATACCCGAACCTTTTGTAAGTACTATGTCATTTATCTCTTTTACTTTTATCTCACCCATCATTAATTGACCGATACCACTATCAAAATACATGAGATTTTTTGTTGAAACTTTTCCTACTAAGAAATCACCATCTGAGTTTAAGTGTGAACCTTCACCAGAAAGTTCTATACCAGTACCAGTACCTGCACTTCCATTTGCAGTCGATATTGTAATTATATCACCTATAGAGTACTCTATATATCCTGTTTGTAAGTATCCGCTAGATTGGAATTGATTTGTAGGTGTTCCTGCTAAGTTACTCCAAGTATCATTATTTGTATTTCCGAGACTTGTGATAATATAACTTTTACCCGCAGTCATTGAGCCTGCGGCTGTGCTTGCTCCAACAGTTGCAGCACCGGATTGACTTGGACCTACTCGAATGTCTCTTGAAAGTATTTTCTGTGCATCAAGAATATCTACATTTAATTCTCCAATTGTTGCTGAAGCTATAGTACCCAAATCTCCGCTTACATTAACAGTTGGATTAACAGTTGAAGTACCTGTTACGCTTATACCTGTGCCCGAAGATACGCTTGTTACTGTACCCGCATTTGCTGTTGCATTTGTTGCCCCAGTATAACCCAAATCACCAAGAGTAAGATTTCTAGTAGCTACTGTACCATTAGCATCTGTTACGTGTCCCTGAGTATCAGTAGTAATATTAAAGTCTAAATCAGAAATAACAGTAGCACCTGTTAAAGCAGTAGTGTCGATACTAATATCGTCTCCTGGATGACTAGGATGAACATAATTATTGGCATTCGTAGCTCCACTATACCCTAGATCAGCAAGAGTAAGATTCCTAGTTGCTACTGTACCATTAGCATCTGTTACGTGTCCCTGAGTATCAGTAGTAATATTAAAGTCTAAATCAGAAATAACAGTAGCACCTGTTAAAGCAGTAGTATCAATACTAATATCATCTCCTGGATGACTAGGGTGAGTATAAGTAAAGTTATTAGCATTCGTAGCTCCAGTATACCCCAGATTAGCAAGTGTTAAAGTTCTTAAAGAATGACTAGTAATAACTCCATCAGTCATCACTAAAGTATCCAACACTTGAGCACCTGAAGTATCAATATCAGAGTCAGTTCCTATAACTGTATTACCTGAGCTAGTAACATATCTTCCGTCCAGACTTGTAGTTAAATCACTAAGAGAGCCTGTTCTTCCTACTGTAAGAATTCCGTTCGCATTGTTAAAAGATATAGAGTCTACGAAATCATTGCTTCCACTTGCATCTGCCCAGTTTGCAGTAATTGTTCCTCCGTCATTTTGAGTAAGAGTTATAGTTTTTGTTGTTGATCCAGTTACAGCAACTCCTGTAATATGATTATTATATGCAGTATCCCAGTTACCAGCGTTACTTGTAAGATCAGATAAAGCTAAAGTACGGGTTGTTATATTAGTAACACTACCGATAGAGTCTGAGGTAAATACATCAATAACTGTAGCACCGCTTGTATTAATACTTCTTGCTGTGTAGGTAGGATGTGTGTATACTGTGTTTTCCCAAGGTACATTAACATAGGCTCGATTCGAAGAAAGTTCTACCGCATAATTTTTACCATTATCACTGTAACCTAGTTTTATAACCCCTACTGCGGAAGACGAAGCAATATCTGTATTTGTAATATAATTAGAAGCTGCTATACCTCCTAATGTTGAGGCATTTCCTCCATCTGCACTTGTGAGATAATTTGAATCATTTGTCCATTGAGATATATTACCGCTTTTATTTGTAAAAGTTTGAGTATTATCAGCAGTAGTAGTACCCGTATTTGTAGTAAAACCTCTACCATTAGTTATTTCTGTATTATTAGTTATACGATTAGCGTTTGTGGCACCTGTATATCCTAAATCTCCTAAAGTCATTGTACGAGTAGTATGAGACTGAATAACTCCATCGGTCATATTTAATTGATCAATGACAGTAGCACCACTTGTATCAATATCAGAATCAGTACCTATTATGGTATTACCAGAGCTTGTTACATACCCAGCAAGACTATGGTCTCCCCAACTATATGCAGTATTCCAGTTACTAGAGTTATCTGTGAAAGGTAATACAAAATTATTTGCATTTGTTGCTCCAGTATATCCTAAATTAGCAAGTGTTAAAGTTCTTAGAGAATGACTAGTAATAACTCCGTCTGTCATTACTAAAGTATCTAATACTTGAGCTGCTGAAGTATCAATATCAGAGTCAGTTCCTATAACTGTATTTCCAGAACTAGTTACATAGCCTGAGTCGTTAGTCCACTGTGAGATATTACCACTTTTATTTGTGAAAGTTTGAGTATTACTTGCAGTCGTAGTACCAGTATTTGTAGTAAAACCTCTACCGTTTGCAATTTGAGAGTTGTCTGTAATACGGTTTGCATTTGTTGCTCCAGTATAACCTAAGTCTCCCAAAGTCATTGTACGTTTAGTAATATTAGTAACACTTCCTATAGAGTCAGAAGTAAATACATCTAGTACTTCTGCTCCTGTAGTATTAATGCTCCGAGTTGTATAGTTTGGATGTGTATAAACAGTATCACTATCTGGAACAGTAACTGTATCTGTGCTTCCGTCTGCTCTTGCAAGAGTGATTGTATGACCACTAATTGTCATAACGTTTGATGCAGATCCCAAAGCTTGAGCAGAGGATGTTCCTACTTTTCCTGCTAAATTAGTAGTTACTGAAGCTGCGAAGTTAGGATCATCTCCCAAAGCAGCTGCTAACTCGTTTAGAGTATCTAAAGTTCCGGGGGCACTATCTATTAAGTTACTTATTGCAGTGTTTACAAAAGTCTCTGAAGCGAAACCTGTACTGTTTGTTAAAGTAGAATTACTTAGTGTAACTCCGATTATCTCTAGATCACTACCGTCCCACCATATGTACTTACTTGGGTTTCCAAGTACCATTTTTCCAGCAGTTAAGTCTATAAATGCTCCTGCTTCTCCTGTACTTGGTGCCGTATTTGCTTCTGGTATATTTCCACCTTTTAAAGTACCAGCAGTAACATTACCTAAGTTTGCATTTAAAGCAGATAAATTACTTACATCTATCTCTGTGGCTGTTACAGCGTCAGCTGCAATTTTACCCGCTGTAATAGCGCCAGCCGCTATTTCACTAGCAGTTACAGCCCCCGCTGATATCTTAGCTGCAGTAATTGCATTTGCTCCAATTTCATCAGCCGTTACAGCTCCAGCAGCTAGTTTAACTGTTGTAATTGCATTTGCTCCAATCTCATCGGCCGTTACCGCACCTGCGGCAAGCTTTGGAGTAGTAATAGCATCTGCGGCAATTTCATCAGCAGTTACCGCACCCGCAGCTAATTTATCTGTAGTAACTGCATCTGCTGATATTTCACTTGCTGTAATTGCATTTGCGGCAATTTCATTTGCTGTAAGAGTATTGGCCGCAATCTCATTTGCAGTCAAAGTATTTGTAGCAATCTCATTTGCAGTCAAAGTATTTGTAGCAATCTCATTTGCAGTTAAAGTATTTGTAGCAATCTCATTCGCAGTTAAAGTATTTGTAGCAATTTCATCTGCTGTAATGCTTCCTGCAACAATATGTGCGGCAGTTAGGGTATCGTCTGCAACATGAACTCCTTGAATAGCGTCTGCAGCTACTTCGTTTGAGCTAATACCACCTGCTTCAATAATGTCTCCGGCGGGTTTTAGATTTGCATCAATTTTTATATAACTTTCAAAGTTTAATCCAGCAGATGTTTTATATACTCTTGCAATAATTACATCATTTGCATAATCTATACGAATGTTTTGAACCTTACCCGCCACATTAGAATGACCTGTAGTAGTTGCTCTAGTTAAATATAATACTGTATTGCTTGAAACAGCGGCTACTCGTATCTCTTCAGTTCCTAGTTTTAGTACATCACCTGCTACTATTTCAGTAGTAAATGCCGTACCCGATCCTGTAACTTTCGAAGAGTTTGCAAGCTTAGAAAATGTACCTGTTAAAGCACTTCCAAATCTATCTGTAATATTACCAGAACCAATATTATACCAAAAAGGAGTCCCTGTGGAAGTAGTAGGATTATGGAAACTTATAAGTTTTAATCTGTCCGTAGAATCGCTTTCATCGAGCAATATATAAGCATGCTCTTTAATAAATTCTCCTTCACTGTTTCTACTTGCTTCCGTCCATGTAATTGTAGGAAGATTAGTACAGCTTTGTTGCCATGCTGTAGAAGTACTGTTTGTATTTTGTATAAGACGACCGTTTGTGCTCGGAGACCTTGCGGCATATTGATACCTTTTGAAGATAAAACTATCACTAGAAATACCAACACCTATACTTGTAGTTCCGCTATAAGGAACACCATCGGGCATACGGGGTACATTTTCTCTAAATCTATCAAGAACTGTTACATCGACTACTTCTGGATTCGATAGATTATCTAAAGTATTAATTGTTCTTACAGCAATTTTATAAGAGCCGTCTGTAATTCCTCTTACTTTCCAAGCATTTAAGTCTTTATTCATAAAGGTCTGAGGACTTTCTACAAGAGGAAAATTGTGAGTAATCTCGTATCCTTTAATAAACTCATAGACATCCGAAGCTGTACCTACAGCCGCCGGAGGAGTCCAATGAATAGTAAGTTCTTCTCCAGTAGAGCTTGGATCTAAAGCACTTACGGAATAAACATCTGTTGGAGGAGGAACTTCATCATTCGCAACTACCGGAGGAAACACTGTATCTGCAACAAAAGTAGTAAAGTCAACATCTACTGCATCAAACTTTTCATTATAATGTTCTACTGCTGTAATATCTGTTATATTTTTTGAATTCTCACTTAACGCTATAATCTTATATTCTTTAGAGGAGCTGGAAACTTCTAGTCCATCCTTCGTTTCTGTAAGAACCCAAATAGCCTCAGCAGCTGGAACTTCTGTAAAAGCCGCACTAACTGATAAATCATTTACAGTATTTCCTATCGTTGTACTAACGTTTCTTGTTTCTACTCGAGTATAATCTGCCCAGTTTAGGGACATAGGTGAAGAAGCCGTTGCGGTCAGTTTTGCATTAAGAGAGTCATCTTCACTATCAATATCTTGTAGAGTAAATGATCCATTGTTATCATGATCAATAAATCCTTGTTCTACTATATCTCCCTTACTATAGACAAGTACAGGTGTTGCTGCAGTTGTATATATATCTTCCATTGCAAAAGCAACAGGCTTAACAAATATAACAGATACTGTATAAGTGCTTCCAGAGTTTAAAGTTACAGAACTATCAAGAGGAAAACCCATAGTAGTTCTATTCACTCCTGTATTAGATATGCGTCCTCCATATCTTACAGCATAACGATCAGAGTCTTGAATATTTACAATATCTCCAGGAACTAAGAAAGATGTATTAAGTGCTGAACTAAATGTTACAACTTCTTTTTGATTAGCAGCGGTCCAAAGCTTCCAACGACCATAACGAGTTGCTTGCCCTTCAGAAGTTGCTCCAAAAGCTACTGCATTTTGAGAAATTATAACTCCATTACTTCGTGCAATATCTACTCTATCTTCCACAATTAGAGGCTCGAGAGCATAGTTGGCATCTGGATTCATCCAGCTTACTATAACTTGATTTATTCGAGTTTTACTACCTGTTCCTTCATAGCTAAAGCTTCCATCAATAACATTTGCTTTTGTAAAATTATAAACAGGTCCTTTTGGAGCATCTATGACGGGAACGACTTGCCCATCCAAATAATAAATCATAGAACGGAAAGTTGTTGCCATATCTTTTAGTACTTTGAAAGCATCTGCTTGTTTTGTAAGATATAAATTTGCCGTAAAACGAGGTTCTTGACCCCCTTTTCCATCAGGTACTAGTTCATCACAATATCTTGCTATTCTGTATAAAGAAAATTTATCAATATCAGCATCTTTTAAGAAGTCTCCTAGTCCGTAACGATTATTTAAAAGAATATCATTAAATACCCAAGCAGGATTATTCGTATAAACTTTAGAAGTTCGAAAAGCACCATCCCAGTCTTGATATGTAGCTTCAATAGCACCTGTTGAAGTATTACGATTATAAGTAGCAGCTCCTCCTGTCTCTTCTCGAGTTATATAATTAGAGGGAACAAGAACTTTCATACCCCTTGTATGGTAAGTTCTTGCAGGCATACTCTGAAATTGATCTGTTCCAAAAGTTACTTTTGCCATTGCCGAGTAGGGATGTGTAAGTATTTCTTTTATTACACAAGTTGTTTGAGATATACTTGCACTTGTTACTTGAGTCCAATCATGATATGTTTCAGTAGGCGTTTTATAGGCCGGTCCTTCATGGTTTGTTTTACGACTAATAATTACTTTAAAATCTGCAAAAGGACGATACCTTGTTAAATCAATATTTTCTACCCATGTAACACTATTTTTATACATTCCGGCATGTATTTTATTGTCGTCTATAGTAATTGGGGTATCAAAATCTGCGGCACCTACAGCTTTGAGAGCTAGTTGAATCTTATAGCGAGTATAAGTAGTTTTGTCATTTCCTTTACCACTTACAGCATAATGCGCTCCGTAGGCAAAAGTTACACGAGCTTCGTCTACCTCTTTCAATTGAGAAGCTGTAAGATTAAAACCAGAGCTAGAAGAGCCTAATAATTCTTTAGGTGCTTGAGAACCTCCAAAACCTGTAGTCCACTCAATAGCACCTCCGGCACTAGGACTGTTAGATATTGAAGTAGATCCTATACCGCCCTCTCCTGAGAAAGCAGTTTGTGAAAGAGTTCCTACTCTAAATTGAGTGGTTACTCCTTTATATTTACTTATTTTTGTCTGATCAATTTCATCAACTGCTGTTTGTACAGTTGCACCACTTACATCAAATTTGTAGGAACCTGTAGCTGCATCCCAGTTACTCGACAAAGTAATTGTTGTTCCTGAAATACTTGCTATTTTTACTATTTTATCTAGTACAATGTCATAAGAGTCTTCATCAGGTAACCATACTCCTCCTGGTCCATCATCTCCGGCAACAAAAGTAGCAGAAGTTCCACTTGCTACAGTGCTGATAATACCTTCTTCCTCCTCCCCATCTACAGTTGTACCGCTTCCTGCTTTAGGCAGTAGACGTGCAGGTACGAATCCTTCGAGACTACCTTTTTCTGAAGGAGCAGTTCTCATTGCATTTGTAAAGAAAGTACTGCTTGTAGTTATAGGAGTAGAGTTATTTCCGTCTGCAACTCCATTAGTAGTTACCGCTGCGGTAACAGTTGTGGTTCCATTACCTCCTCGAACTATTAAATACTTATCTCCGTATTCTGCTGCTAGTAAAGGATTATCGACAACATTTCCTGTAATTGTAGCCGTAGTAGATCCATTCGTTAAAGTTACAGACATAGGTCCTGTGCTTGCACGAACAGGTGCAGAGCTTAAAGGAGCAACTCTATCATCATTTAAATATACAGAAGCCTGACCATCTACAAGACCATAAACAGGTCCTTCTGAAATTAAATCAGTTACTGCAATAGACTGTCTATCTGCTGATCTGACTGATTTTAAAAATGTACTTGATTTTTGAGGATATAAGTCTATCATTATTTATGTACCGTTTTTCCGCCGTCGGAGTTGTATGTACCCCCACCGCTGCCGTATCGTGTATTGTTAGTGGTTGAATAACCTTGTCTTGTATCTACTGCAATAGGCCTTCCAGGAACTCGTAGCTCTCCATAAAGTAAAGGTACAGGGTCTCCCTCTACAACTGTTCCTGTACCTCCGCTAAACAGGTAGTTTGTTGGAGCATCTTGATCTACTGCGGGATCAGGGGCCATTATTTGTTGTATACCTGCTAAAGCTAAGTTTGTTGCTACTAAGGCTACTGCCATACCTGCTTTTGTTGCCATGCCTGCTATCATCATCTCTCCAAAAGTCATTGTGGCTCCTGGCAATAATCCCCCAGCACCTGCTATAGCTCCATACCCTATCATAGGTATAAGTACAAAGGCAAGCACTACTGCTGCGAGTATTTTTCCAATACCTGATTTAGAACCTGCGGGAGCTATAGATATTGTTACATCTCCTTCTTTTACTGGAAAAAGTAAACTTTTTTCATCTATTTGTTTTCCTGCGGTTTCTATTATAAATCCTATATCTTGTTCGTCGCACTTTCTTAGATAAGGAACAAACTCTGGTCGATTTGCAGAAATACATTTAAAAATTTCTTGGTAGTTATCAGTATTCACTGTAAACTTGTTACCAAATTTATTTCCAAGTTCTCCTTGTAGATATACACTACGTTGCATGTCTATAAACTCCTGTTATATACTGTTTCCAAAAAGGGTATAAGTTTTCCCTGCAGGATACTCTGTTTTCTGCATGATGATAAAATATATCATCTCCTAAATATACTCCACAATGATTTCCAACTGAGGCATTTATAGTAAAAACTAAAAAATCTCCTTCTTTCATATTTCCTTCTACCTTTTTGAAATTCCATGTAGAAATATATTCTTCTGTAAAATAGTCTAAACTCTTCTTCCACCAATCGTCTTCGAATAAAGGACGTTTAGGAATACTTAAATTTTTTGTTATGTAGTAATCTCTTGCTGCTTCGAAACAATCATTTACTCCAAACTCGTAGTCTCTGCCAAATAAAGACTTTTTAATATTTTTAGGCTCCAAAATGTTCAATTCCATATTAGGATAACTAAATATATAATAAGGTAGTCCTATAGTATTACAATATTTTATATCATTTTCGCTAGGTTTATTACTAGCATCAGGGTGGCTATGAACTATAGCTACAATATCTGATCTATGCCCTATATTAATATATTGCTTTGAGTCTATGACAAAATCACTGCCTGTTTTTGAAACATTGTCGCAGGGAAACCATTTTATCTTACCTTTTACTACTGCTAGGACTCCGCAACCTTCATTAGGGTACCACTCTTCAAAATGTTTTCTTATATCTTCCAAGTATTCAATCATTTAAAATTTTAGTGTTCCAGGGAACCCTCCAAAAGGTAGACGAGCTGCTGAGTTTTTATTTCCTGAAGGAGCCAAATTAGAACCCGTTGCAGCTGCAGGTATAAATCCATATCTACACTTACAAGAGTTTATTGTTTTTCCGCATACATCTTCTCTTATCCAGTATACACTTTTATCTGAAGGTTTAATATCATTTCCCAATGTAGCAGTATGAGCCACTAAACATTTCCATATAGTTTTTGATTGATACCTTACTCGTGCTCCTAGTGCGTGTGAACCTACTGCCCACTCTGTCCATAAGAATGCTTCTTTCCAAAATTCTGAACTATCGCTTGGAGTTTTATTCGTATTTGCAATTACACACAACCAATATCTTGTACCAGAATCTGTAGTAACATAACTAGTTTCAGTATAGGCGGTACTTGTACTGTGTGCTGCAGTTCCTGCAGGAAGTGGGGAAGATTTAATTAAAGGAGAATCATTAACATCAAAATAAGCATTATGAGTATATGTACTACCATCAGAGCCTTTAAAGTTTACTCCTCCTGTTAACTTCCAAGTACATCCTCCACCTATACCGTTATCGTGTCCTTGATATTTCCAACTACAATACTTTCCTACAACTACTCGTCGAGGAAGTTTTATACCTTCTAAGTCAAAAGGAGTTGCTACTTCAAAAGTAATTGATATATTATTTTCAGAACCTATTCTGTCTATAATATAGTCTTGTCGAGGAAACTCTATCGAAGCTACGGTACTTCCTGTATCTGCTGATTCTCCCACTAAATATTTTCGTAAAGTTCTTCGTCTTCGTATTCTTTTTCCAATTAAATCATCATTTTTAAAGTCAGATAGTTGACTACTAAAAATTGTTCCTACATTTGCCACAGTTAAAGAAGGTCTATTGCTAGCGCCATCTGCTTGAACATCTAATCCATCAATCATCATGGGCATTGCTATGTAAGTATTTACAGCATAATTTCCACTAGTAGGGGCAGTAATGCTTTTAAGTTGTATAGTAGTAAGATCAGAATCTAAACCTGGATGCACATATAGTTCCGTGCCATCAGGCATTTCTATTTCAAATAGCTCAATTAACTCTGAGTCAATTTCTTGTGTCTGAGTATCTGTTATTATTAAGTTGCTCATGCCTCAAAAACTCTCTTTAATGTAAGTGAAAGTGAATAAAAATTATCATACTCATAGTTTATTGAATAATTAGTAGCTATTACTTTAACATCTCTTTCCCCAACACCTGCTTGTCCGGCAGGGTCTGAAAGTACATTTGAGTCTGGCAAAGTAAAAGTAAAACTTGTAACACCTTTTTTGCCATCTAAAAATGCTACTATATCATCTATTTCTTCTTTTGTACGAGTTTTAAAATTTAAAGAATATTCTTCATTTAAAGTATTTATTCCATCTGCAACACGTTGCTCATACCCATCTCCAAATTTTGCAGTAAGAACTCTTGGAGTAGTTGAACGTGTAAGTTGTTTATCAGGCGTTGCGTATGTAGTGCCTGTATATATAAATCCTATAGTCATTATGCTACTCCATACGGATTAAGTATTCCGCCCGATCTTTTTTGATTTTGTAATTCTACTTGTACTGCTTGTGCTACAGCTTTTCCAACTTTATCCATGTCCATACCTGAACTTCCTTCAGTACTAGTTTGTCCATTACCTGATACATTTACAATAATGCTATTTTGAACGTTTCCGCCTTGTTTCATTTCTACGGGAATGGACTTTCCGTTTGGTAAAGGAACAACTGCTTCTGTGCCGTGAAGTATTGCGGGATAACCCTGAGAAGAACCTCTAGCAATTCCTCCTGTTGCATATCCAGGAGCCATTCCTTTTGGGCTCATTACTCCCCCCTCTTTTGCAAAACCTAAGAAACCTGCAAGACTACTAACTCCTAAACTATCTTGTAGTATTTTCATTACAAGCATTTTTGTAATCATTTTGCTTATATCAATTAGTATAGATCTTGCCATATCGGCAAAAGCTTCTTTCGCTGACTTAGTTCCTTGTACTAATGCATCAAATGCTGATACCATATTATTTTCTAAGCTCGTTCCAATACCTTTACCTAGTTGAACGATTTGATCTGCATTTTCTTGAGCTTGTATTAATTGTACTCCATTGAGAGCTACCATTCTCTCTAGTTGTTCTATTTTTTCATCATTTGCTTTCTTTTCTATAGGGGTCATTGTAGCTACAGAAAGTGCTCGTGCTGTTTCTAATTTATTTGCGTTATCTCTTAAAGTATTTTCTGCTTTTAAAGCTGCAAGATCTAATCCTTCTTGTTTTGCAAAACCTCCACTGAGTCGTCCAGAGCGTGCACTTCGTGCATCTAAACCGAACTTTTCGAGTTTTATAGCGTCTGCTTCGTCTTTTATTCCTTTTAATTTTAATGCAAAAGCATCTAAGCCTCCTGATTTTGCAAAAGCATCGTCTAATTGTGTAGCAGCATCTGTAGTAATACCTAAAGCCTCTGCTGTTGTTTTTGCCGCATTTTCATTATTTTGAAGTTTTTCTACTAATAATCTTGCTCCATCTAAGGTAGTAGACGCATTGAATGTTTGTCCTAAATCTCTTAATTCACTTTTTATTGCAGACATAGTACTAGTATATGTTAGTGCTGTTCTTTGAAGCTCTTTCATTGCTTCAGGATCTTTTAAAGCTTCTTGAAAAGCAGAACCAAATTGACTTGTATCCATACTTGCTATATATTTATCGAAGGCTTCCTGCAAACCTGCTTCCTTT